TTTACATCCTCGTAGCCATCTAGAAAGTTACTCACTTTGCACCTACTGGCTTGCTAATAACACAGACTACGCCGTGATCAGGACACATATAACCTATTGCTATTTTGTGTAATGGCTCTGCACCGCATCGAGTAGTAATCATTTTGTATCTACCGAGCTGCGGCCTACTGTGCGGCCCTTCATATAGCCAGCGGTGTAGCCCTCTTGCTTACCTTGCTTAAAGCCTATAGTCCACATCATTACAGCCCATAAAATAAGGCCTATAAAACATAACACTATAAACGATATATCTATCATCATACTTAGCCCCTAACATCGGGCCGATTAGGCTACCTACTCCGAGTTAGCCCCTCGGCGTTGTAGTAATAGTATGAACCCTGGGGCTGACATAAGGCAATACAACACGCTAGCGCGCGAGCTTTGCCTCGATGAGCATCTCGTAAATCTTATCCACCTGTACCTCAATGCGATCTACACGGCCCCGTAGGTTATGGCCGCCATTATTATCAGGCACAAGCTCGGCAAGGATGGAGCGTACAAGGTAGCGCAGGCCACCATAGAGCGCAGACAGGATGGCCAGTAGGCCCACTACAAGGGCCACCCACGCCTGCGCATCCATTTACTTAGCCCCTATGCCTAGTTGCTTTTCGTTAGGCTGTAGTGCCTTCATTAGCGGCCCAATTAGGCCTGCTATAAAAGCGTTAGCCAAGACTTTAGGGTCTGTTATGCCTGATAAATACAGCGCGCCTACACACGATAGAGCTGCGCGTAGGTAGGACAGGCCAGCGGCCTTTAGTTGCTCTTTCATCTATTGCCTCTTTTCTAACACTAGCTTGATTATTAACGCTGTCACCTTGACAGCATCAATGCTAATCTCAAAATGCATAGGATCGGGTCTAGTCCATTCCCCGCCCCAGGTCAGGCCGTACTTATGGGCTAGAGCCCTTAGCATTGGCACTTTAGCTGCATTAAATGTACCTACTGCCCCTAGCGGATGCTTTGTAGCATTAAGATCGATGGCGCTGCCGCTAGCGTGATTACTTAGCTTGCCTGGCACGCCCCTTACATCTCTGTAGGCATAGCCCCAGTCATCAAGGCCATCATCATCTATCGGCTCTATGAGGCTATGGAACTCTGAGGCAAATCCGATAAGCAAGGGTGCAACGGCAGAGGCACAGCGCAGCTTGCGCTCTGTTCCTGGCACAAGGTATGACCTTACGCCTATCTCAGCCTGATCCTTCGATGCAGGCCAGCCGTTGTAACTTGTCAGCATCTATGCGTTGGTATAGGTAACGCTAACTTCTCCGCCGTTAGCCATAAGGTTATAAGGTTGCAGCTCAACCCAGCCCTCATTACAGCCTGAAAAGCCTACGCCGTTAGCTTGGCCGTTCATACAGATTAAATTGCTAGTACTCCAGCCATCATCGGCCCCTGAGCCGCCTGCCGACCAGGCCACCGAGCCCTGCAATATGCATATTCCATCGGCATACCAGCGCATAGCACAGGTGATATTTGTGTCATCGGGTGTAAAACTTAGGTTAGTACTTGCCCCTGCTACTGCGCCAGCTTGTGCGCCATTAGATGCCTGCACTCTTAGATCGTACTTGGTCTGATTATTTACGCTGAACTGTACTGGTCCCATTTTATCTCCTAATTTAGTAGTAGTTTGGCTTCATCGGCAGTTATGCCAAGTTTGGCTAATAGGGCTGCTTTGTCAGTTGCTGCCTTTGCTTCGGCTTCGGCCTTTGCTTCGGCTTCGGCTTGTAGTCCTGCAATATAAGCGTTGTGTGCAGATTGTTCGTCATCAGTCATTAAGCGTTCAATAGTTTCGCCTGTTGCTGCATCGGTTATGCTTATTTTGTCGTTTGCCATTATATTGCCAATCCATAGACTGTGACGCTGCCCGACATTGTTGCCGCGGCAGTAGTAAGTTTTATTCCTGTGTAAGTTTGGCTTGAATCAACGAGCCCACCGAAAACTACTGTTCCTTGTGAATTACCACCATTACTTGACCCATTAAAAAATGCTCTTTGAGAACTTGCGCCAACGCCTGAAATGTTTATTGTGACATTTCCAGCAGGTAAGTCGGTAAAATTACCGATAATGCTTGAAGCACCATTATTCACATTGTAATTGCCGCTGACTCCACCGCCAGTCATATAGGAAGCACCTGAAGTATAACCTGTGGCTTGAACTGTGGAAGTGCTGTATTGGAACTGTAATAAAACATTGGAAGCATTACTTGCTGGTTTTAGATTATCAATTACCACAATATAATTTGTATAAGTAGAAGTAAAACAACCATTCACTGAAACGCTTGCAGTTGTCGTAAATGTCGTTTGTGAAATTTTGGTAAGTCCGCTTGCAGAGGAGGCGGGTGTAGCCCATTTCAAGCCTGTTGAAGCGGTACTATCCGCCACAAGTGTTTGGTTATTGGTGCCGACTGGCAGGCGTGCATCTAGTGTGCTGAAAGTATAAAGATCACCTTTAGTAGTTAATGGTGATGTGCTATCGGCTGCATCTGTGGCAAAGAATATGGCCGCACTTGTTGAGTTGAAATACAGGCTGCCAGCATCGTATTGCTTCAAGGCTAAGGTGCTACTTGTGCTAACTGTGGCTGTGCCTGCCGTGACTGTGCAGACACCTGCACCTACATTTTGAATCTGTACTGTGTCACCAGCTGCAAAAAGGGCTGTATTTACTGTAATGGTCGTTGCGCTTGCGCTGTTCATCTGCACGACTGTGCCAGCATCGGCGGCGACTAGGACATAACTAGCCGTCTTAGCCGTAGTCGATCCACCGCCCATCGCCGTCTGTTGCAGACTTGTCATCTGCGCCGCTGTAAGTACCTGCCCTACAGTAAAGGTCTGTTTAGCCATATATCCCCCCTAGTAACTTAATACGCTTGTATCAAGTAATCCGTATATTGCATCGTCTAAAATAAAGGCATCTATAATAGGCTCCAGCGTAGTAAAGGTTACACGCCACTTGTTAGGCGTTATACTCATAGCCACGCCAAAAATCTGCAAGGTTTTAGTCAGGGTGGATGCCCCTGGCTGATTAGTAGTGATAGTTATAGGGTCAAAGAAATCTAGGTCTAGGGCTGCGATGATGCCTAGATTGTAGTTATCTGTGTATAGGTCCAGGGTAAGGGCATCACAGCGCACAGTAGTTTCCTGCCTGCTAGCCACATAGGCTTGCGCATAATCTAAGGCATCGGCGTTAGTCTGCATTAGTAGGCCCTGTTGATTGTAGCTATGTAGAAAATACTTCAATATCGAGGCAGCATCGCTGGCAGTCTGCACCGACCCACCTGCCCTAGTCACATTGGCCTCATTGTAGATAAGGGTGTCATTAAGTACCCATACAGCATTTGAATACCCTATGTCTGTGCCATCATCGTTAAACTCTGTAGGCGTACCTGATACAGAGCTAGCCGTTACTGATCGATCCTGGAAGGTAAAACGGCCCTCAGCATCAACATAGAAAGCGCCATATTCGCTAGTCGTGGCAAGTTGCAGAGCTGATAGGGCTGTGCGCGCTGTGCCTGGGTCTGCCTGTAGCGTTGTAAGGCCTGCATCGACATCGCGCATAGAGTTAGGCCAGGAAATAGCATCAAGTAGTGCGTTGATGCGAGCGCCTGAGAGCTGTACGCCTGAGCCTGCCACTGTTGCTATCTGTGCATTTTGAGCAAGTCTAAAGGCATCTACGGCTGTAATGGTGGTATAAACAACATCGAGCGCATTTTGTGGGGTATTAGTGCTGTAGCTAGTTATGTAGCCCATAAATATAGGGTAGGTAGTAAAGGCATAGGTAGCCGTAATCTGCACCTTACGCATAGGCGATAGCAGGCCAAAGTAGGGGCTATTAGGATTCTGTGGGTTAAAATCGCCATTCTGATCTACTATGCGCAGAGTAAGCGTACCTGTTTGGAATTGGTCGGCCTGTGCGTTACGGCCTCGATTAGTCGTAATGCTATCTATTTGATTAGATACATCAACAATAACTGCCACGCTATCTGCCAGGATATTAGTATCTAATAGGCCCTGGTCTAAAATCATAGCTTGTGCAAAGGATGGCCCGGTAGAAAAGTTAATGAAGGCATTTACTACAGGAATCGTCATATAATGCCTGCCACTTCTAAGTTATTGCCGCGCCTGTTATTGACCTGCACCGCATCCTGGACAAGGGCTACAAACTCCTCTTGGCTTGCTATGACACCTGCGTTTATATTGACAGTTATATTATCCGCGCTGCGCCCTCGATCATCTCTAGATGAGGTTTCTGCCGCTGCATAGATAGCGGCCCAGTCGATCATTGTAGGGTCTGTGTTATTAGCTATGGCTGCTATTGCATTCGCTGCATCCTCACTAGCCGCCGCTGCTATGGCTGCGGCTGGTACAACGCCATCGATTATGGCAGCTATGACATCATCTCTAGCATCTTTTTCATCCTTGCTAGAGCCTGCACCTGGAAAGATAGGGTTAGGTACAAATGGGTTGCCGCCTGTACCAGGTATTGTGCCACCTGGCACGCCTGGCACGCTTGGTATAACTATGCCGCCTGGCACGCCTTTACCTGCGCTGGCCTGTGCTAGGGCTATGGCTGCGTTATAGGCCACGCCTAATAATTTTATGTAATCTACTAATGCCATATAGCGTGCTAGATCATTAGCAGACTGTGTAAGTGCTATAGCCTTTTCATTACTTGTCATTACTGTGTTGAGTGTGGCAAGGGCAGCGCCGTAGCCTTGCAAGGCTGCCAGTTTGGCTATATTTACTAGCTGTATCTGTGTCAGCTCTGAGTAAGTATTAGCAGCCGCTAGGCCACCTTGCTTAGTAAGTGCATCGTTATATTTAGCAAAGGCAGCATCTCTAGCCTTGTTTTTGTCATCCTCTGACATCTTAGTTTTATCAATGGCCGCTAGCTCTGCTAGTAGCGTTGCATTAAGTGATGCTAAGGATGCGGCATTGATTGTAGTAATGCCTGCTAGTTTGTCGGTCTGCACCGCTTTTTGTAGTACGCCTAGCTGTTCAAGGTATTTGAGTGCTAGCTCGCCGTTGTCATTTTCTATAGCCTGCATAGCAAGTAGGCGCAGCGTAGTTTCTTTGTCAAAAGTTGCCCTTAGGGCTGCTGCTATAGATATTCTAGTCAAGTCAAAGTTTGCAGCTGCCTTGCTTAAGGCCTCTGAGTTTTTAGCCTTTTTAGCGGCTAGGGCTGCCGCTGCTGCCGCCGCTTTTTTATCTGTAGCCAGTTTTAGCGCTGCTGCCTTAGCCGCTGCTGCCGCTAGTTTAGCTGCTGCATCTTTAGCGGCTTTAGAGCCAAAGTTAGAGTTACCTGCCGCTGCCTCTGCTAAATCGGCTGCTAGGTTTGCCTTGTTAAAAGCCGCTGCATCCTTAATAGATTCTAAAGGGTTGCCGCTACCAAAGATTACGACAAGCTGTATAAGTCTGCTAAATCCTATAATTGCATCGCCTATGGCACTTGCTAGCGATTCTATGAGGCTAAGGGTTTTAGGTAAGCCACCTGTGCCACCTAAGCCTGTCAGCGCTGTTACAAGGTCCTTGCCTAATGATTCGCTAGCGTTAGCCGTTGCTACCGCTAGCTTGCCCATTGATCCTGCCAGGGTGTCTGCTGCTGCCTGTGCCTGGCCACTACTTACCTTTGCTACACGTGTGAGTATCTCGTCAAAGCTCATCGTAGCCAGGTCGGCCTTGTCTATGCCTAGCCCATATTTTGCTAGAGCCCTTGTGTTACCTGTATAGGCCCTGGCTAAATCTCCTGACACAGTTACAACATCGATGCCTGACATAGCTGAAAGGTCTAGCGCTGTCTTGAGTAAATCCTGTGCCTGTACATAATTGCCAGTTGTGGTCAATAGTTTTTGAAACGCTGGCCTTAACTGGTCATCCAATACGCCAAATTGTTTTTCTAAGCTAGATATAAACTCTTTGACTGCTGGATCGGCATAGGCCAGGCCTAGATTATTTAGCGTGCGCGATAAGGTCTTAGCAGCTTTGTCATCTGCTGCAAAGGCGCGCACAGCATTTTTAGCACCTTGTACAGTAAAGGCAGCGCCAAAGGCTACGCCTAGTTTCTTAACACTTTTGCTTAGTTTTTGCGTAGCTTTTTCTGCTGTAGTAAAGGCTTTTTTACCTGTGAACTCTGTAGCTAAATTTATGACTATTGCAGGATCGGCCATTATCGCACCTTTACCGCTGCATCAAACTTTACCTTAGCCTGCTCAATGGCCTTTAGCACGGCCGCGTTTGTCTTGCCGCCATCCTCATACCAAGCTTTAAATATGGCACGACCTCTAAACTTACGCGAGCGCCGCCCTCGGCCTGTCTGTGCGTTTGCATCCACTATATTGCCGTTTGCATTTATGGCATCTATAAATTGTTTGCCTGCGTTAGGATTAGTGCTTTTGCCATATTCTTTTCCTGTAGAAGTTGTATAACGTATTTCACCCACGCCTGTATCACGTCTAAAAGTAGGAATAACTACTTCTCTAGTTAAACCTTGTGGTCTGCCCTGTGGATTAACACGGCCAGCAGTTTCATATATTGCACCTGCCGCGCTGTTATTAACTATGCGCGCTAACGCCCTAAAGCCTGATCTATTAGGCCTAGATGGCGTAGTTTTGTATCCTATGCCGCGCTTTGCAGCTTGACTGCTCCATAGTGGAAAGCGCCCCGTAGCACTTTCTTTGGCCCATCCTGATAGTGGCGATTGGCTAGGAATAAATCCTCGCGCCTTAACAGTCACAGGCTTAAGCAGCGCACCTAATTCTTTTTGTGTTTCTTTAGCCAGGTCAGGGGTAAATTGTTTAAGCGCCTTACGTAGATTAAGTGCGCCTCTTACCTCTGTTGGCATTTTTCATATCCTCTGCTCTGTCGTTTATTACTTTTATTACGTTTGCAAACATTGTGCTATCTAGTTCTATTAAAGCCTGGGGCGCGATGCCTGTTTCTACCGCTATTTGTGCGATAAGGTAGCCAAAGCTGCCG